TTCTAAACCAAATTCTTTCAAGATTTCAAGATATGCTGGGTCTCCGCGAACTACATAATTGAATTCACGGGAGAGTTGGCTTAGGACATAAGCCTTGCGAACTGAGCCTTTCTTAACAGCAAGGTATGGTTCGGCACTGATAGGTTCGACAATTGATAACTTTAATAGCTTATCAATCATTGAGTCCGTCAGCACTGAGTCCATATTCACCTCATCTAGGATCTCCATTGTGGTTTCTACATTATTCATGTAGGACTCCTTTGCGACATGCTCGATAGGGTGACGCTCTAAAGGTAGGTTTCGGGTTTCGAGAGAAAACCGTTCTTTGAATTTCTTGGTAGCCTCACGGTTTATCATCAAGTTCTTAGAAGAGTGTTCCTTAGCTGACTTTAGCATGATAATTGTCAGCACCCTCCGCACATGTTTCCACGTGCTGAGAGTGCTGGCTCCACACATGGGCGAAAATATCCACACACCTTCCTTTGGGAAGCATGTGGAGTTCTCGATTCCATGCATGGACCATCGTGCTATCGCCATCATACTTAGGGTCTGCTCTAGTCGTTCGGGATAGCGCTTTAACACGCCATCCTTCACTCCAAGAGCTTTCCCTAAGGACCGGAACACCTCTCTCCGTGCTTTTTCCTCATCTAAACTCAAGGTAGCAGCTCATGACTTCGCAATTGCGTTATCTAGGGCTACTGCTAAGGAGCTAAGGTCCCCTTGTGAACTACTTACAGACCCTATCGGGAAAGGACTGACTTCTTCGCCTTTATAGAAGTATCTTTTAGCAAATTCGAACAGGTCTTTCGACCTGAACGTTTTACTAATATTTATTTCCATTTTGGCTAGTTTCAGAACCTCCAGATAAGATGTGTAAGCAGACTCACCGACTATCAGTAGGTCGTCCCCCAATAGAGCATATCTCCCCTTATAAGGGAGACGTGCTTTAAAGAAGGCAAACCTAACTAGTAGATGGTGCGTTAAGGCCATCATGGGTCACGACGAGTATAGCCCCATCGGTTGGCCCGCTGCAAAGCGGACCTTACCTTTGGGACTATCTCACTCGTAATGACTCATGATTCTTAACCAAAGATCTCTTGCTTCTTCATTGGCTCAAAGTTCGCCAAGAACTTCTGCCTGCCAGTTGGCGGGCATCAGGTCTGTAGCTGACTTTAAGTCAATGGAGTAAAATGATTCACCACTATATTTCAGAAGGTCTTTAAAGCGTGATTGATTAAAGGTGCAATCCTCTCTGATACTCTGTAACACCCCGTTAAGGGCTGTATGCAGAGGTTTCAGGGAGAGTTGAGTCCAATAATCGCCCATTGCGATAATTCTCACCTTCCCCTCTTTGTCATTAATTTCCTGAAGCCGTCTCTGACGCCGCTTACTACGATCTTTGACATACGAGACTTCTTCCGGGATCAGACTTTCGTCCATCCTGAGAGACTCCAGTATGTATCGATACGAGTAGTGGTCGTTAGGGAGGAGCTTCAATCAGCGTGTGAGTACCTCACGGTACTCAGCGCCGAGGGATTTTAAATCATAAAGAGAAGTGAGGAGAGCAGGTCCGTTAGGACCAGTCTTCGTGGTATTGTGGTAAGTCGGAGATTCTAGGTAGAACTTGCGCCGTGAAGATGAAAAGAAGGTGTGGCAGTTATGAGATAGAAAGTGTTTGAATTCAGGCGGTATAACCGCTTGAGATCCTTCCACAATCGTCGAGTAATCCGCCACGCCCTCTCAAGGTACTCACCTGGTTGCATACAAGAGTGTCAAAGCAAATCGAATCACCTTTGGATCTTTCTTTCGAAAGACCCCTAGGATCTTCGGTAAGCCCTGGCGATCGAGTTGTAACCATGGATCATCCTTGTTCAGAGTATAGTTTTCTCCTGCCAGATGCCTTAAATAGCAAAGTCGTGAGACTTTCACTACCTTTAGCAAGTGGTGATAACCTTTCGACCGACCTATTAAAGTCCATTTTGCTAGGATTAAATCAGTCTGAAGAAGAAGGTCCTGTTTATCTTGGTCCTGAAAGTCCGATTTAGTCAAGAGTATCTTGATGAGGCTTATTTGGCTCGTCAGGGTACTTAAGGCTTTTAAGGACTTAAGGTTATTCATTTTCATTGTGTGATGTGGCTCGTTCACGAGGATAGGGCCTGGTCCCTTACAGTAACAATAGCTTTCGCTTCTTTCGAAGGTGCCTTGAGCTGTTACCGCGGGTTAAGATGAGAGATCGTGG